TTAATATCAAATGTTAGAAGTGTTTGGAGAGATATTTTAATTTATTTGACAATATAATATTTTTTATATATATATGAAATCTAGTCGTGATACAGAATTAAGAGGAATATTTAATAGTTATTTACATATAGGTGTTGATGTTGTAGAAATAGTTGTATATATATTAGTTATATTAGCAATATTTCATACTATCATGTCAGTAGTATTAACTGTATTTAAAAATGAAACAAATAAATATCAAAAAATAAAAATTTTAATTAATAATACAATATCTATATGTTTATCTGGAATTGTATTTGTTGAGATTATGAAATTATTTTATATAAAAACTTATAAACAATTAGGAATAATAGCAGGAATAATAATAATAAAAATGGTTTTGTTATATTTTGTTTCTCAAGAACAAAAAGAACAAACAAAAGAAATAAATTATTTTAACTAAAATGGAGAAGATTCATAAGGTCGAGTAATTTTATGAGGAAGTAATCCATTAAACATGTAACAATAACATTTACCTTCTCCCATGTGCCAAGATCCAAAATATCCATCTGCACAAGAACAGTATCCATTATCAACCTTAGATTGAATAGGAGTTCTAATACAAAAATCCATAGGATATCCTTGTTCAATACAATTGTTATATGATTCAAAACCTTCTTTAGATGAATGCCTTGAAGCATTAAATAAAATAATACAAATTAAAAGTAAAAATATAGGAATTAATTTATAGTTCATATATTTTATAATTAGAAATAATTAAATCTCTCGACCTTTCTATTTCTCTCTAATAAACATTTTTCAAAGAGTTATATTGAATCTTTTTTTTTGATTTTTTCCCCCTTTTCATCCTTTTTATTTTTGATTTTTTTTGTTTCTTCTTATTTTTATTTATTGTAATTTTACTGTGTTTTTTATTTTTGCGTTTTTTTGTCTTTTTACCTCCATCTTGGTTTGATGAAAGTGAAACTCCTAATATTGACATTACATTTGATATAAATATTTGTTGTACTAAAATAATACTATATCCTGCTCCCGAACCTGAACCTTGTTTTTCACCTAGTTGTCTCACAGGCTTTATATCAAAAAACGCTAATGCCCCTGGTCTACTTTCAAACCATAACATACTATCTATACCAACATCTCGCTTAATTATTGGATATATGAATATATAAGCATTTTCATTAAATTTAGTTGTGTTTCCTCCTTCAAAAGTAATATACATTAATCCAAAAGATAATAATAAGACTCCATTTGATGCTAAGTTGGGTTGTAATAATATTTTATAATAATCGGGAAGAAAATCGGTTGTTGGGGATACACCAGCAACTTCTTGACATATATTATTATATTGTGTAAAATCAGGTGAATTATTATTATCTGGTATTTGTATCGAGAGCATCAATAATAAATCACGAACATATAGTAAATTTAATTCAATTAAAAATTCTGAAATACTTAATTGTTTATTATCATCTCCATCTTGTTTAAGCATACTTTCTGTAAACTCCATAGACATATCTTCAATTTGACTATAAAGTCCATTGTTTTCAGAATTTTCTCCTATATTAAAGAGTAAATTAGTAAAGAAACTATTAATATCACTATATTTTGTAAGATAGTACAAAATTATCATATAGTAATTTTGTGTACCTATTCCGGTGCTATCCATCTGCTGTAGATTGGTAGATAGATATGTCGTTTGATACGCAAAAAGAGGTTGTTGATTTAAATGTTCATCAACAGCAAATATTTGATAATATACTTGCGATAGGTCTAGTTCTCTATTAGTATATCTAGTTAATAAATCTGAAAGTGAATAAATACTGTTACCATTATTATCCCTTATTATATTATTAAATGTGTTTAATAAAAAATCATTACATTTACTAAATATTTTTAATACATATGACTGAATTTTATTATAACAATACCTTCGATTTGAGTCTACAGTTCTAATTGTGCTATACGGGTTACCACCTATTTGAATAATTAAATTATTATTTTTATTTTTTCCAGCATCTTGTGGTTTATTCTCTGGTGGGGATAATGCTGTAATGGATACGCTCAATTCATTTACAGCATTATTTATGGAGTCATTTGATATAATAGTAATACCTTGAGGGAAATGTTTGTTCACTATTGCTGTTAGTGTATTGGGAAATATTCCATCTAATATTGGTGGAGAGGGGGGGGGTGTTACTGTGGGTGAAGTTATTTTTAATGGTGGGTCATTTCCAAGAGATTCTACTAGGAATTCCTGATCTTCAGAAGGAAATTCAGATATCAATTCATTAAATTTTTTAGTAACTGCTTTTACTTCCATTTCGTCCTTTGGTATGTTATTAGGAGATGTTCTTCTAGAGGATCCTTGGGGATATAGTTTTCTTAATTGATTAGCAAATGCGACAAGTTTCCTATTTTGTGTTAAACCATTTTTAAATTTTAAATTAAAAATTTTCCTATCAAATGTAGTACTATCTATTTTTGTAAAAAAACCTTGTAAACTAGTTATATTTTCTTGTGTTGGATCGATTGTTTGAATTATAGGAAAATAACCAATAACATCATCATACAGTGATTTCGATGGATGATTAGAAATTTGAGATATTATATCAAGAATTTTAAAACTCAGTTGTAGTAAAGTAGGATTTTCAGTATTTTGATCCCCAATTTCTATTTGGGTATTAGGATCAGGATTAGATGGGTAGTATTGATTAAACAATGTTATATTAATACTAAACTCCCCAAGTAAAGTTATTAACTCTTGGCCTGTAATTGCTGCAACTTTATTCATTAGATTATTTATAATAATCATTTTAGATAGCAATTCAAATTTTGATAAAAGGTAAATATATGGATCGTTGCCGACATCGTCAGTGTTATAAACTCCAAGAAAATCATAAAATAGTTGGTGAAGAGAAGGACCAATGTATTGTAAAAAAAAAGTAATTTTTTGTAAATCTGGTACAATACTTTTTAAGAAATCATTAATAATATCATTATTATTTTTAAGTGTTGATACCATTCGAGCATTTTCATCAACAGAAAAATTATCAGAGCGATACAAAGTAGTTCTTCCACCTCCTGCCCATTGTAATATAGTAGGTAATCCACATAATCTTGAAATAAGTGCAGCTAATTCATCACCAGTAGAAAAAGTAAACATTTGATCATTTATTCCTCTCTGTAAAATAGCAGTAAGTACTTCGTGAATTTGATTATAGTCTCCTTCTCTTTTATAATCTGCCAAAAGACCATATAATATTAGCATTTTTTCTATAATAGTGGTAGGGTCTATTGAGTTGGTCGCTATGTTATAAAATAGATTTAAAATTCTAGCATCTGAAATGGGGATAGATGACCGCGTTGGCAAAGACTTAAGTTTGTTCAACTCTCCGACAATAGCGTCAATTAAATTTTGACCTGAAAGATTAGTTATGTTAGGATCAGTTGTTATAGTATTTAATACAGAAAATATTTGTCCAATATATGATACACCAGCTCCAGATACACCACACGCACTATAAAAATCATTAGGATTATTTTTACCCTTTTTATCTATTTGACCAAAATACCATCGGGCTATTTTCTGTGGGTAAGTATTAACATACAAAGTTATAAAGTCAATAGCTTGATTATATATATCATCTCTTTGTCCGGTGCGAATATAATCAATAGCCGATTGAAGTCCGTTTTCTCCTCCTAAATTAAGACTGTCTTCTTGTGCTTTCGCGTCAAGTAAAAAAATAATAAAAGAGAAACACGAAGTACCATTAGCCCCGAATGTTTGACCAGGATTGATCATATAACCAGTAACTAAATTTTTTGATGTAAAGTAATTTGAAAACATAGGATAAAATTTTTCGGAATCTATTCCTTCAGGGAAATAAACTGGTATGTTAGGATCTAATAAACCGGTAGATGTGCCTGCTGAGTCCATAATAGATGCTGTAGAAAGAAATGGTGTAATACCTGAACCTTCAACAGAACATATTTCCTTCAAATGAAATTGTCCTCCATCAAATAATACTTTCATAGAATTGTCTTGAAGTGTGGAGAAATTATATCCATATTCTCCTGTTTTATATTCAGCATACATATACCATTTTATAAAAATAGCAATGTAAGCATTAACAACATCTTCATTTAAATTATTTTTAGAACAATAATCGGATATCCAGTTACTATAAGTAACTGATGAATCAGTTATATCTGGAAGTAAAATTAAAGAACCATTACTTTTTATAATATAGTTCTCAAAAAAATCTGGATCGATCAAAATATCTGTTCCAGTGATAACAAAATATTTAAGAGTATCTTCATATGTTACAGTAATATTAGCAGGTTGTAAACCTTGTTTAATTTCAAAAGTTTTGGCTACTTTATTTTCAAATGTTCCTCCTGATATTTGTTGAAATTCTGTGCCATTTATAATATTTTTATAATTAGCTATATTATCAAATGAACTCATTAAAAAAGCTGGTGTAGTAGTCATTAAGTAATTTGCAATAGTTTCTTTAAATTGAGTTGAATTATATCCAGCCCGGTCCTTTGCTAAATCATGCCATGTATCATCAACAGATAGAATTTCAATAAGAGAAAGTTGTCTACTAAGATTTATCACATCACCATTTTGTTGGAATAATGGTGGATCTGAAAGTGAATTATAATTTCGAATAATATTGTCTGTAATTGAAGACATTATATAATAATATAATAATAATATAATTTTATTATAATTATATAACATTAAATAATTCAATAACATTCTTTCTTGACTTTCTTTTTTTCTTCTTTTCTCTCTTTGGTTTATGTTTCTTTGTTAGTTTTTTGAGTTTTTCGTTTTCGGTTTTTATTTTTTTATCTTCTTTTTCCATTTGATCTTCAAACGGAACATAACGCAAAAACCAGGATTCAAATTCTTTGGAATTTCTTTGGGTTTTTAATTCTTTATATTTTTGTGCTTTTTCTTCTCTCATTTCTTCAAGTGTGTGCTGTTGTCCATAACAATTGATACTAAATCGTCTTAATAAACCTTTTTGTTCTAGACGATTTTTTTGTTGAACATCAAATAAATATTGAGCCATACATAAAATACGA